AAGAAGATATCGTCGTACTCTTCGTGCTTTGCTGCTGGTCCCGGCTTACCTTGGCCGCTCGCAACACCTTCAGCTTCGTGTATCTGTCGGTCTAGGTTTCGAGCGTCTCGCCATTTGTCGACCTGGCTAAGTAGCTCACTAAGAACCGTAAGATCGTCCGGGTACCAGTACTTACTTTCCTTATACTCGCCACTTGTCTTGTCTTTATACGTTTTGCGGAACGTGTAGCTATAGCCTCGCTCGTTTTGCCACGCTGCTATGTCTATCCCTTTCATTCGCCATGATTGTGCTGGTTTTGCCATGTTGTCTCCTATAAAGATTGCGTTACTTATCGCAACCTAGTACACTCTTAGACATGACACAAGACAAAAACGAATCAATTATTACACCAATGCCGGAAAAATATGTTCCGATAAAGGTTGTGTGCCAACACTTTGACATTTCAGAAACAACAGTGCGTAAGCTGATAAAGAAAGGCTTACCTCAATTAAGAGTAGGTATTGAATATCGGTTTAAGATTTCGGATGTAGAGCGTTGGTTGATGGAACAAAAGAAATAAAAAAAGCCACTCGATACCTTGGCAGGAGATGAGTGGCTAAAAGGACCAATAACGTATGACCAAACTACCACAACATGGCACCTTTGTGCCACTCTTTCACGTATATTTGGACCTTGGCTTAAGCTATCACCAAGCGGCCTTAGTCGCCTACATTGATAAATGGAACAGAGGCGGCAACGAGTGTTTCGCTTCAGTAGAAGAAATTGCAACTGAATTGCGACTAACGTATCGAACGATGCGTAGGGTTATAGACCGTTCTCTTGCTCAAGGCATAATCACTGGCAGCGTTGGCGATAAAGGTAGAGCAAGGACGTTGAGGATTGTTGACTCATTCCTGGCTAAGGTTGAGGCCGAGGTCGCTAAACAAGAATCTGAGGCCAAAAAGGCATGTGCTCAAAATGAGCAGATAGGTGTCCAAAATGGACAAGGTATGTGTCCAAAATGGACAGACCAAGTGTCCAAAGTGGACACATTAAGTGTCCAAAGTGGACAGCTACCTAGATATAACCTAGATATAAACCTAAATAAAAATACCAAAAATTCTAAAAATAATTTTGTAGATAAGGTTTATGAACTAAACCATCAAGCTCTTAATGAACTAGCAATGAAGTTTAAATTACGTCGTAGGTTTACTATTGCCGATTAAAAGCTCTACAATGAACGCTGTGGCACGATAAGGGTCTAGGGTATATCAGAGGTAGGTCCAAGATTAGGATTGAATAGCGTGCATCCTAGAGGCTTGAAAGAAAGGTTGTGCGAAGTGGTTAGAATGTGTACATTGGAGATGCGTGATCTAGTCCATCATGTCTCCATGCCCTCTCGTCGGTGAGCAATCATCGGCGGGAGGTTTTTTTATGGCTGAGATGGCAGGACTCGAACCTGCGACCCGGTGATTAACAGTCACCTGCTCTACCAACTGAGCTACATCTCATTTTAACTTATTCTTTTTTGGTCTTAGCAAACTTAGTTACAATTAAGCTTTGACTTTGCGCTAGTTTATAACCAGCTAAATAGCTTTCTATTAACCAAAATTGTGTAATATCTGACATATAATCAGTATCAAATCGGTACCGTACATAGCTTATAGCTAATTTTCCGTCTTCGCTTTTCTTGTGTATTTTATCTATTTCATGCCGCGCTTCTTTTTCTGATCTTCCTTGATATGGCTTTTCGTTCATTGTTCCCCGCATTTTTCTACTTCCGCAAACAAATCCGTTACGTGGTCAAGTAACCAGTTTAAGCCATCCTTTTGACCTTGCTCAAACTCACCTTTTGGCTCTCCTATCAGCACCTCTACCCGTTCAACAAAAGCGTTCACGTAAATCTTTAGCTGTTTCGCTCCCGCCATATACGCAATTTGATAATCTTCAACCGCTTGTGCCCGATTACGGCGCGGACAAAACTCAGTACTAAATTCCAAAGCGTCTTTTTCCAGTTGTCCTTTAATGTCCATGACTTATGTACCATTTAATAGCCTTTGCAAGCGCATCTTTCAGCGACTCACGATTTAATTTCGCAATTTTTACAAACTGACTAAACACCTCCAACTGCACATAGACAGTTTGTCTTTTGTAGCCAGCCGGAGGTGCGTCGTAAGATTTGCGGTCAGGTATTTTCTTCATTGCTATCAACTACATATTGCGTTAGCCGTTCCAATCTGAATTTGGTTTTAAGCCTATTTTCAGAAATTTCTACGGCACCATTTTGCAACAGATATTCCCTAGCCGCTTGCCGTTTTGTCTCGTCAAGTGGCGACAGGTCATACGTTGTTGGGGTCAGTTTACCGGGTGCTACAGCTTGCACGATTTTAGCTACATCACCCTCAAGGACTTTCTTACCACCCACAATCTCGCCAGGTGTCCGACCAGTCTTTTGCGGAGGTTTTACCGATGCTACTGCGGCGTTACCGTCACAATCCTCTGGAGCTATCCCACAGGCTGACATAAGCCCATAGCGCCTCGCATACGTCAAAGCTGAACCAAAGCCGTGGGCATCTTGTTTTGTTGCTGGAACGTGTAGTTTACCACATGACAACGATTCACCCGATTCGTGTATAAAAATGGTTTCTACTAATGCGCCATTGTTACACTCATGTACCGTTTGGATTAGCCCTATTCCGTTATCGTTTAATGCGTCTATCACTGCCTCGACACACGCCGACAAATCAGCATACTTCGACCTGAAATGTGGGTTAGTGCTAGTCTTTAACGCAGGACCAAAGGCTTTTTGAGCTTTTACGAAAGCTGAGTAAATCGTTTTCATTATAAGCCTCCAAAATTAAATAAAGCCTCGTCTATTTGTTCCAGGAGATTCTCTGGGTGTACGTTGGTTTCTGCGGCAATCTGATTCCAACCATCTTCCGGTTCAAGCACTAATCTGTCGCCGTCCTTACTAGCTTTTACCCAAAATTCTACATCGTTGTGTTTCATGAGTAGACGCCAATCGCCTAATTGTAATATGTCCATTTTTGTCTCCATTTTCGTTTTAATCTCAATTTTCCAAAATATTTTTGGGATCGAGAAATTATCCATACTATGTGTATACACTATGCGTACATAATGCACACTACCGCTTTTTATGTTTTTCTGGTGTCAAAATTACATCGTGTTCGTTGTCAACTTGCTCGGTGATGTAACTAACACCATGCAATAAACTACGATTGCAAGCGTACCTGGCTGTCTCACAAGTCAACGTATGTAACGTCCTCTCACACGCTACTAGTATGAGACCGATGGTAACCGGCACACCCACGATCATCGATGTTACTTTGAACCAACACCATAATTTACTGACCATCTTTAGCTTCCTCCCTGCTTGCGATTAAGCCTTTCGACAACGTTTCCCACACTGAGAGCTTCCGTGTTTGTTGCTCACGTTGCTGCCAATATGCCGTGTTACCGTTAGGCCGTGACGTTTTAGCCTGGGCCACCATACCTACCACCCCATCGTGATACGCCCTTATGCCCTCTGGTGTGCCGTATATAACAACACCGTCAGACAACAAGCCGCATCCAGACAACAAACACGACAAAATACCTACGCTTAGAACACGCATAATTCCCTCCATTTTTGTAATACAACTTAGCGACTAGTCAGAATAACTAGCCTATCAAGCGCCACGTATGACGCTCTGTAGACTATTTACCGAGTATCCAGGGTTGATTCGGTGCGCCATTACTATCATTCGGAACGACTTGATAGGTCTTTTGTTTATAAAATGGGTCCATAAAGCCCGTAGCTGCACGATATGGATCAAACTGTTGGCGCTCGGTTTCAACGACTGTATATCCGTTGCGGTAAGCACCATTCGCCACGCCGTAATAATTCGGTGGTGCAGGGACACCAGGGACTACTGGTACAACCTCATCTGGTACAAAGCCGGGAATGTCTTCTGCGTACCAGTCCTGGGCTGATAAGGTGAGCGGTGTCAGTAGTGCAAGGGTAAAAATTATGGGTTTCATGCTTTTCCTTCCATTGTTTGAGGTAGGTTTGTAATTGCGCACCAATATTCAAAGTCGGATTTGTCCCATAATCCGTTCGGGCGGTTAATGTCAGCGATACCCGTTAAAACTTCCGGACGATCACTCCCTTCGGTTTTTTGTATCATTTCAGCCTCATAGCCGATGACGATTGACATAACACCCTCGTTCCCTAGCCATAACTGTACTAATCCATCTTGCGGCCCTGGCATCCGCTCAGAACATTTAATCCATTTCATTGTTAATCTCCATCGTATAACCAAGCATCGGCACTTTGCAGAAATGACTTGTCCCTGTATCAATTCGAGTGAAGTAAATGTTTTCTTCTCCAACCCATTCAATCGTTATCCACCCAACCTTTGATAGATCGTCGAATTCTATTTCTCGTGTTAGTTGTTTTGTTTTCATGGTTAAAAGCTCCAAAAGCATACAAGTATTAGGTACCACGCTGCGAAGTTGGCAACAGCGCATAGTAGTTGTAGGAATAACGTCATAGTCGTGTCTCCTTAGTTGTTTGTTCTATCAGGGCGTGGATTAACGATCTTTTCTTTTGGCCAGTAGTTGTGTTCATTCTCGTTACGGTCGATTGCTACGGCTCGCAGCGCAAAAATAACCATCTCGAAAAACTCACTGCCTTTATGCCTACGTTGGGAAATGGGATGAGATTCTCCACCATTCTCAAGTTTTTCCACTATCGTATACCCGCCATAATGCGGGTTATAATCAAGTTTCCATGCGCCTGCATCGTTCCAGCTGGTAGATACTCGTTTTCCTAGTGCGTTACACAGGTTAATAAATTGATTTTGAATCATTGTTTTTGTCACTTTATTTGTCATAGTCCGTAGTCTCCTGTTAGTTACTCAATATCGCCGAACAACGTGGTTAAGTGGTCCTGCGCCTCTTCGTATGTCTCAAACGGTCCGAACCACTCTGTGCAGTCCAGATACCCTGGCGAGCTAAGTCGAACACAGTAGCCGTCTACTACTCGTGCCTGGATAAACTCGCCCTGAATGTAGGGTTGTGCCTCCTTTGCTGTGACGTCTGTTTGCTTGCCTATAAAATCTTGCGGCACTAAGTACTGCCCTTCCGTGCTGTACAGCTCGAACCATCGCCCATGTCTTATTTGATTCATCATCGTCCGTGTCTCCTTAAAATTTACATCCGTTTGCGATGAATAAAATGGCGGCTCTCTTGGCTGAGGCGTGAGTGGTAAAATCACCAATAGGAACATCATCAACCACCACTCGAGTCTTAGCTTTTACGCCAGTGCCAATTCTATACCATTTCACCGAGTGACCGCTTTCATTATAGCCACGCTTATATAAGAGCTTTTCTGTTTGCTTCTCGTTTGTTGTCATAGTCCGTTCTCCGTTGAGTGTTAATCACTCTCTATGTTTACATAGTAATGGATATGATGCTTCACTGTCAACAAATGATTCATAATTATTTACACTGAGTAAGATTAATGGGTTAGCTACGTATTCAAAGCTATTCGCAAGAAAAGTAAAATAACATTGAATAAACTCTATGAGTCATCGTCGTATCTGACTGAGTGTAACTATCCTGCAAGTGACGATGGTATTACTCTACTAGACAATATAACGAATCACTGGCTATCCTACTGATCAACTAGTGATCGCTAATAAGCTAACGCATACCCTTATTACGCCAATACACGATAGGGGTAGGTAAGTGTGATGAATAGGTTACATGGTTGAAACTACTAAGCTTAAAGATAAGTATTGGGTAGGTACATATCGACACGCCATGCCCTACCCTAAGAACAACGTGTATAATGCAGTGCGCAAAAGTATGCGCATCTCTCAGTCACACGCTGCTAAGCTTCTAGGTATTTCGACACCGTCGTGGCGCTATCGTGAGCGCACCAAGCGCATGTACCACGTCGCAGAGCTATTATGTTTGCAAGAACTATCGGGCATGACGAACGGTGCGTTCATACAATTACTTAAGGATTGCGCATAGTTACATGGGCACCTTACCTAACGAGTACCAGAAAACTAATAAACTAAAACGTAACTACCTGTTTCAATTGGAAATCTGGGTAGGTAATCTCTGTAATAGAGCTACGTTTTCACTTTTAGTTTCGAATCGGAAACGCAAAGGTACCGGTACTATACATATATCCACCCTCCCAAATTTTTTACCCCTACTATCAATCAAACACGTTTATGAGTGATGAAACAAACGAATCGAATGTAGAGGTGTTGCCGCCTATTATGCAGCCTAAGCCTCACACGAGGGACCATCAGCGTAATGAGGATTTGGCGCATCAGATTAGTGATTTGGGTAGGCTAGGGTTGTCGAAGGGTAATGCGGCTATAGCTGCGAGGGTGACGGTGTATGTTTTGGAGAAGTATTACCTAGAGGATTATTTGAGTGGTGTGACGGAGATGCAGCGTGGTTTAGCGTCTGTTGCGATTACTGAGGCTATGAATGGGAATACGCCTATTTTGTTACATTTGCTTAAGACTAAGTTGGGTTGGAGTGAGCAGCAGGTGATTGAGCATACTGGTGAGATTCGTGCTGTGGTTAGTTCCAAGCCGATGAGTAAGGAAGAATTTGTACAAAAGTATCTGACGAAAGACGAGGATGTGTAGTATGTAGACATAGACCAATGGTTCGTTAGTGGTGGGCGTTTTTGCTGTTTCCTGCTCCGGTACATGATTTGTGGCTAAGTCGAAGATTAACAGCGTCAGACGGCCGACATTGGTCTGTTTTATTTGTAAGAAGTGCGAGCACCGTGGGATTGGTGTGACTGAGAAGCCTTATATACAGTGCTGGCAGTGCAATACGTGGAACAGTTGTAGGTATAGTCGGATTACGTATAAGGAGTACGACTGGTATTGGAATCGTGAGCATGGAGAGGAGTGGAAGAAATGACTAAGACACCTGAAGAGTTGGCGGAAGAGTTTGCGAGTGAGTACGTCACGGACCCTGGTTATATATTAAGCAAAACTGGGTTTCTTGCTGGCTACCTAGCCGCAAAGGATCAGCAAGCGAATATCGGCAAGGTGATACACCTGGTATGGGAGCAGATTTGGAGAGTCGTGCCTCGGTCTACTGATAGTGGGATCACTCCTTGCTTTAATGAGACAGTTGTTGGCTTCACTCGCGATGGTCGCATAGTGTTTGCTCAGCACTCTTGGGATGGGTGGATAATTGAAAGCGACGGCATGGAACGCCCCATGTCATATATCACCCACTGGATGCCGCTACCTGAGCCACCGGAGGAATAATGGGCATTGAGCACCGCATGAAAGATGAGTCAGAACAGACCCGCCGTTGTCCTTGGTGCAATCACATCAGTACCGTAAGCGTTGTGGATGGTAAGGATTTCTACTTTTACTGCCAGAATCCTACATGTAGTGTAGAGCGGATTTACGGTGATAATGCGGTGATGACAGGTGGGTATGATTCAGCAGAGCGAGAGATACTTTAAGTGCCCTGAGTGTGGTGCTGTGGCGGTAGTTGATGAGGACATTGAGCCAGGTGAGTTTGAGACGTGTCTTGAGTGCGATGAAGAGATAGACCCACGGACTAACCCGGCTATTTGGGAAGAGTTCTGGGCGTACTGTCAAAAGCTGAAACATGGATGATTATCTTGCGGATAGACGCATCGATGAGACCATAGTATGGCGACCACAATCCGGGCCTCAAGAAGCCTTAGTACATTGTCCTATTACTCTTATAGGCTACGGCGGCGCTCGTGGTGGCGGTAAAACTGATGGGGTCTTAGGTAAGTTCGCTATAGTGCAGGAACAGTTTGGCGTTGATTTTAACGCTATATTCTTCCGCAAAGAGTTACCCCAGGCGGATGACTTAATCGAGCGAGCAAAGCAGATATACTTACCACTAAAAGCTCACTGGCAGGACCAAAAGAAGCAGTTTACGTTTCTTAATGGTGGAAGATTACGGTTTAGGCCGTTGTCTGATGATTCAGACGCCGAGAAGTATCAAGGGCAGAATTTATGCGTAGCTGTTGGTACTCGCATTAGAATGGCAGACGGCTTATTTAAGCCGATAGAAGCTATTCAAATAGGCGATATGGTGGCAACCTTATTAGGGCCACGCAAAGTCAAAAATCTTACTACGCCTTATTTAGCTCCTTGCGTCGAAAACCAGGTTTTGGACCAGGACGGCAACGTGGTGGGGACGCAGAGAAATCCCATTTGGCACCCTGTTTTGACGGCACACGGAGTTTTTTCCATCGCTGCAAACTCCTTGCAACACACGTCTCAGAAACGCCATATCGACCAGCAATCTCTGCGATGGGCACTATCTGCTTGTAACGTAGATCGTATATTTCCCGCATATAAGGGTCTAAAGCGCCAGGCTTGGTTCTCTTGGAAAGAAGATAAGAAAACTTATTGTACAGAGTCATTGGATGGCATCCTAGAAAAGCAGCAGCTTCGTTTGTTGTCCGTCCCTGTAACGCTTCACGCACAGACTGTTCAGTTAGCTCGTAAGCTCGCACGTTGTTCCCACGCCGTTTCCACTGAATCTGATGCTCCTGACAAATCTTGCGAACAGTTGTCGGACTCATGCCTAATGAAGCAAAAGATACGGCAGGGTTTTGAGCAGCTTGACGTACTTTTTCAACCAGTTCTGGGTTCGCTCTCCACGCTTTGTGATGCTCCTTCAAATGTTCCGACCAAGACGCAAACAACTGCAAATTTTCAATGCGATTGTCAGTTTTGTCGTGATTTATGTGATGAACATTCTCCCCAGGCTGTAGAAACCGGCCAAGGTAAACTTCCATTACAAGACGATGCTGCTGGATTGTCCCATAAATTGAACGTGGATGAGTCGGACACCATTCAAAAACATAACCTTGAGCACTTAGAGTGGTGGGTGCATCCTTATAGCGGCAAGGCGTTTTATCTCGCTGAGGATGTTGTTTTTGGAAAGATGGAATTGTCATATATTGGCGAATGTTTAGTAACTGATTTAACTGTTGAAGAAGCTAATCATTATATATCAGATTGCGGCCTTATCAACAAGAACTCACACGCCGCAGTCGAGGAGGCGGGTAACTACGCTGACCCTGCACCTATCTGGAAGCTATTTGGAGCGTTACGAGGTAAGGGTGGTGGGCAAGTTATTCTTACCTTTAATCCAGGCGGTATAGGTCACGGATGGCTTAAAGAGTTGTTTATTAGACCATCGCCAAAAGGCATGAAGCTGCTACGCAAAGACCTGCCTAACGGTGCTGGATTTGATTACATTTATATCCCGTCCCGAGTACACGATAATCAAATACTGTTAGCTAAAGACCCGGAGTACATTAACCGATTGCATATGGTTGGCTCGCCAGAGCTGGTCAGAGCATGGCTAGAAGGAGACTTTGAGATCCATGAAGGTAGTTATTTTCCTGAGTTCAGTAGCAAGCATATCGTTAGTCCTTTTAACGTGCCTAAACATTGGCCTAGGTATCTTGGTTATGATTGGGGTTTTCGTAGTCCTTTTGCCGCTGTATGGGGTGCTGTTAGTTCTGGCAGGGATGACTCCGGTAACGAAGTCCCATACCCCAAAGGAAGCATCGTTATTTATAGAGAATTGTGGGGCAAAGGAGTCGATAACGTTGAACAGGCAAATAGAATTGCTTCTCTCTCCGTCGGAGAAAATCCACTAGGCTATGCTGACCCTTCTATTTTCAAACACGATGGTGGCCCAAGTATTAACGACCAACTTACCCAGGTTTTTGGAAAGTATAAGCACCCACCGTTTAGAGCGGCTGACAATGATAGGTTGTCGGGTTGGTCACAGATCAGACAAAGGTTGGTTAATAAGCCACCGTTGCTGTATATTTTTGCTACATGTCCGTATCTCATCCAGACCCTTCCCGCTTTGGCAATCGACAAACGGAAGCCAGAGGATGCCGACAGTGCAGGCGATGACCATTGCATGGATGCTTTGCGCTATATGTGTAAGGCAAGATTGGTTGACAGCAAATGGGAACAACCTGCGGAAGTCTTCAACAAAGGTGTTATTAAGTTACAAGCGTATATTGCGCAAATGCGGCAGCAAGCTAGTAGGCCTAAAATATGAGTGATGAATCAGTTATCAAGCGTTTCTCCGGTGCCTATTGGAAGAGTCAGATTAACCTCGCCTTAGAGCGCCGAAAGACCTTTATTACTGCGGCCGAAGAGTCTATCCGTGTTTATAACGCTCAAAAAGATGTTGGTATCATGCGTGATACTGAGCGTCGTTTGAACGTGTGGTGGTATTGCGTCAACACTCTTTTACCAGCTTATTACTCTTCGACACCTAAAGCTGAAGTCACACTACGCAAACGCTCTGGTGGAACGCTACACGAGGCTTCCGCTGTTATCTTAGAGCGAAACATTCAATACCAAATGGATATGGAGTTTAACTTTGACCAGGTTGGTTACAGTGCTGCCTTGCAATTCCTTCTTACCGGCCAGGCTGTTTTGTGGGCAAGATATGCTTTTGAGTCAGAAGTGCAAAAGCAAGAGATGGTCCTGTTTCAAAATCCAGACGGCACTTTAGTTGATTCTGACAATGAAACCTACGAAGGGCCTACTGATATCCTTACCGCTGGTCCTGGTAACACTTTAATCGTTCCGATGGATGTTGAGGTTAAAGAGGATGAGCGAGCAATCTTAGAGACGGTTCAATACAATGACTATATTTGTTCTGATGCTCGTAACGAGTCAGAAGTAGAATGGCGTGGGCGTAGGGCTTACCTAAATCGTAGCCAAGCAGTAGAGCTTTTTGGAGAAGATGTAGGCAACAAGCTAAAGTTTGATAGCTTCCCAGAGGCCATAAAGAAAGACTTTAATCGTGACAGAGAGAAGTACGAGGGTAAGGCAGAGGTTTACGAGATTTGGTGTTACGAGTCAGGGCAAGTTTACTGGATTCAAATGACTGGCGAGAAGTCGCTACTTATGGAGTCAGAGCCACCTATAGAGTTTGAGAAGTTTTATCCTTGTGTTGTTATTGCTCAAAGCCAAGACCCAGACTCGGTTATTCCAGTATCAGACTACTCTCACGTTAAAGACCAGATTCTTGAAATTGAGAGAATGACTACCCGTATTCATGCAGTTACTCAGGCTATCAGAACAAACGCAACTTACGATTCCGCTATCGGTAGCCAGATTGAACAGCTAATGATTGGTGACTTAAAGATGGTGCCGACGATTAACTGGCCGTCTTATAAGGCTCGTGGTGGATTGCAAAACAGCATTGAGTTCATGCCTATTGCACCGTTTGTAGAGGCGCTTGGAACATTACAGGCCGCTCGTCAAACAGCTTTGTCACAGCTTTATGAAACACTCAAAGTATCCGATCTACTACGTGGCACCAGTGCCGAGTACAAAACTGCAACTGCAAACAGACTCGAAAACGCTTGGTCCTCGCTCGGTCTTATCGTTCGTCAGAACATGTTTACTAAGTTCATTTCTGACGGTATCGGAAATCTTGGTGTCATCGTTACTACGATGTTTGAAAAGAACAAGATAATGAATGTAGCTGATGCGCCACAGGTATTACTACCGTTGGTGCCAGCAACACCGCCACCGCCTCCGCTGGACCCAAATCTCCCGCCAGAAATGCAGCCTTTGCCACCACCACCAATTGATCCAAACATGATGGTAATGGCGATGGAAGAACAGATCATGGCACTGTA